GAGATTTTAAAACAATAATTACTAATACATTGACTGGTGAGTTGAGTAAAGAGAAACCTGCTACTGAAAAAACAGATGGCCAGAATATAATGATAAGTTGGAGAGATGGTAAACTTATAGCGGCCAGAAACAAAGGACATTTAAGAGATAAAGGTGCTAGTGCTCTAACTACTGCTGGTATTAGTAAGATGTTTGCTGGTAGAGGTGATTTACATACGGCATTTAGTTCGGCTATGGTAGATTTAGAAGCCGCGATAAGTGCTCTTAGTGATTCTCAAAAAGATAAAATTTTTAAAGAAGGTGAACAATTCATGTCTTTGGAAATTATCTATCCAAAAACAGCTAATGTGATACCATATGAAAAATCTTTGTTGATATTTCATGGTGTTATTCAATATGATGAAACAGGGGCTCCAATTGGTGATATGCCTTCATTCGCTCGTATGTTAGCAGGAATGATTAAACAAATTGATAAAGATGTACAAAGTGAATTTGCAATTGAATATCCACCAGTAGTAGAATTACCAAAAGTAAAGGATTTTTCGAAACGTAAAAAATATTATATTGGTAAATTAAATTCTTTACAGAAAAAGTATAAGTTAAAAGCTAATAATACTTTGGGTGATTATCATCAAGCGTTTTGGACAGACTTTATTACTAAAGCTACAAAGAAAACAAAGACTAAATTACCAGAAAGTGTGTTTATTAAATTAGTTAAACGATGGGCCTTTTTTGATAAGTCATATAAATTATCGCAAGTTAAAAAGGATTTAAAGAAATTTCCAAAGTTTTTAGATTGGGTATTAGAAACTGATAAAGAAGACCACAAAGCTATATATAAAGAAAATATTTTACCTTGGGAAGAATTATTTTTAGGACTTGGTGCAGAAATAATGTTGAATTTGAGTATGATGTTGACTGCTAATCCAGAAGAAGGTGCAGTGTCAATTAAAAATGATTTAGAATCTACTATTAAACAGATTAGAAGTACTGGTGATTTAAGTTTAATAGAAAAATTAGAAGGTCAATTGAAAAAATTAGAAGCAATAGGTGGATTTGGTTCAATCGTTTCATCAGAAGGTATAACATTTACATACAATGATAAATTATATAAGTATACTGGTACTTTTGCACCAATCAATCAAATTTTAGGTTTATTAAAATACATATAGGATAATTATGAGTGATTTTGGAAAAAGTGGAAAAGAACGAGTTCGTGAATATAAAGCGATGGAATCTATTCTAAGAGGTGAGACTCCTGAAAAAAGGATTATAGTTGGATATGAGGGTAAGAAGAAAAAGCTCACAGGAAAAACAATACAGGGGCATTTGACAGATATCATGAAGGAAGTTAGAATGCCTTGGTTTTGTCCTGAGTGTAAGAAGACAATGAAAGCTAAAGTAAATGATAAGATGTGGAGATTATTTGGTCATTGTTTTGATTGTCAAGTAAAAATTGAAAATAAACTTCGTATTGAGGGTAAATATGAAGAATGGGCTAAAAAGAAAGTTTTGATGAATCAACGTTCTTTTGTAATTGAACAATTAGAGAGTGTTGAAGAGTGGAAAAAACAAGGAGATGTAACTTTTTATAATCAGATTAATCCAGATGGTCATACTGTAGAAAAGGAAACTTGGAGTACAGATGAAGAACAATTAGAAAAACTTGCAACTGAAGCAACGGATAATTATACTGATTTATTAGAAAGAATTGATTTAGAATTATTAAAATTAGATAATGAAGGAGTAAAAAATGGCAGTAACATCAATAGCTGAGTTGAAAGCTAAAATACAAACTCTTAGTGGTAATAAGAGGGAGAATTTACGTGATTCAACTTATTTGTCAACAATAGCAACAGAATTACAAACTGAAATAGCAGATTTAGAATTGGCGACAGCTGATGCGGATTTAATTTCTCAAGCTAAAAAATACTTGACTAAAGTACAAACACAATATACGGGTTCAATATCATAAATGAGTAACTCGGAAGACTTAAAAAAGTTAATTAGGTCTGAGTATGTAAAATGTGCTAAAGACCCAGTATACTTTATGAAAAAGTATTGTATGATACAGCACCCAATAAAAGGTAAAATACCATTTCATCTCTGGGACTTTCAAGAAAAGACATTGAATGATTTTAAAGGTCAGAAACTTAATGTAATTCTTAAAGCAAGACAATTAGGACTTTCTACGTTAACGGCGGGATATTCTTTATGGATGATGACATTTCATGAAGATAAAAATATTCTTGTTATAGCTACAAAACAAGATACAGCGAAAAATCTTGTAACTAAAGTTCGTGTAATGCATGCTAATTTACCAACGTGGTTAAAACAGAGTTGTGTAGAAGATAATAAATTGTCATTAAGATATAGAAATGGTTCACAAGTTAAAGCTGTAGCAAGTTCAGACGAAGCAGGTCGTTCAGAAGCGTTGTCATTACTTGTTCTCGATGAAGCGGCTTTTATTGAAAATATTGATAGGATATGGGCAGCCGCATCACAAACGTTATCTACGGGTGGTCAATGTATTGCGTTGTCTACACCAAATGGTGTTGGTAATTGGTTTCATAAAACATGGATAGAAGCAGAAGATGGTTTGAGTGGATGGAACTTTATAAAGTTACATTGGACAATACATCCAGAACGAGGCGAGGAATGGAGACAAAAACAAGATACTTTATTAGGGCCTTCATTAGCGGCACAAGAATGTGATTGTAGTTTTATAACATCTGGTCAAACAGTAATAGATGGTATGATTATAGAAGAATATAGAGAAACTCAAATTAAAGAACCAATAGAACGTAGAGGATTTGATTCAAATATGTGGGTTTGGGAGTATCCAGATTATTCTAAAGATTATGTTGTTAGTGCAGATGTTAGTAGAGGTGACGGCTCCGATTTTTCTGCGTTTCATGTATTTGATATTGAACAAATGGAACAAGTTGCAGAATATAAAGGTAAAATTGGAACTAAAGATTTTGGTAATATGTGTGTTAGTGTAGCTACAGAATATAATAAAGCTTTATTGATTGTTGAAAATAATAATATTGGTTGGTCTGCTATACAAACCATAATAGATTCAGAATATCCAAATTTATTTTATACATCAAAGGATTTAACCTATGTTGATACGGCCAGACAGATTACAAATAGGTATAGAAGTACTGATAGAAATATGGTGCCTGGATTTAGTATGACACAAAAGACAAGACCACTTGTTATTGCTAAATTAGATGAATATTTTAGAGAAAAATCGGTTAATATCAGTTCTCAGAGATTAATTGATGAGTTATTTGTATTTATATATAAGAATGGTAAAGCCATGGCTATGAGTGGATATAATGATGACCTTGTTATGAGTTTAGCAATTGGTTTATGGGTCAGAGATACTGCACTAAGATTAAGAGCAGAAGGTATAGAATTAACAAAACGTTCATTTGATTACTTTCAATCACATCAAGCTATATATGATACAGATGGTGAAAATGAAAATGATTCTTGGAAGATGGATGTTGGTAAAGAACAAGAAGATTTAACTTGGTTAATAAAATAATAAGAGGATAAAATGGCAGACAAAAGTTTAAGAAGTAGATTAAAAAGACTATTTTCAACAAATGTAATTGTAAGGCATGCGGGTGGAAAGAGGTTAAAAGTAGCTGACACAAATAGAGTACAAGCTATAAATTCAGATATCACAGATAGATTTACTAAATTATACACAAACATGGCAAATATAGGTTATGGTACTAAAAATAGTATGTTTCAATCATCGCAACGAATTGGTTTGTTTCAAGATTATGAAACAATGGATGCAGACCCAATAATATCATCAGCTCTTGATATCTATGCAGATGAATCATCAATGCGGTCTGAATATGGTCAAATATTGGAAATACATTCGGAAGATAATAATATTAATGATATTTTACAAAATTTATATTATGATATTATTAATATAGAGTTTAATTTATGGCCATGGATTCGTAATATGTGTAAGTATGGTGATTTCTTTTTACAACTTGACATTCATGAAAAATATGGAATTACAAATGTAGTACCATTATCTGCATATGATATTACCAGAGTTGAAGGAGAAGATGAAACTAATCCACATTATGTGAAATTTATTTTGGAAGGTGGACAAAGTTTACATACATATAAAGCTGGTAAAGTTGAAAATGAATTTGAAAATTATGAAATAGCACATTTTAGACTTTTATCAGATAGTAATTTTTTACCATATGGTAAGTCTATGGTTGAAGGTGCTCGTAAAGTTTGGAAACAATTGTCACTTATGGAAGATGCGATGTTAATTCATAGAATTATGAGAGCTCCTGAAAAGAGAATTTTCAAATTAGATATTGGAAACATACCGCC